GAAATGAACGCTTATGCATGGGACACGAAGCGGGCAAACAGCGGGCGTGAGCAACCGATCAAGGCGCATGACCACGCGCCGGATGCTTGCAGGTACTTCGTGAGTACGCGCATTCCTAACTGGAGGTTGGCGGCATGACGATTCGGGACGCTGTGGTTGGGTTCGGCATTGCGCTGGTTGTTTTCGGTTCGGCTTGTGTCGTTCGCCCGTTGTATATTTGGATCAGCGATATTGTCACCGGCAATTTAGACCATTGGAAGTGAACAATGAAACAGCAGCAACCAGATTTTTTTGACCGCGCCGCGCAGGCGTTGAAGCCGAAACCGAAAGAGCATTTTGATAGTGTGATGGAACAACTGGATCAGAGATTTGGCCCGACACACACATCTATGCTTCATCTTCGGTGGATTCGGCAAGCCGATGGTAACGGGCAGTATCGGTCATCCATGAACCGTAGCCGGGACGACAGGTAAGGCATGGATAGTTTCGATCAGTTAAGACGAATTTTGGAAGTAATTCTGATCGATGTTCAGGAAATCAAGAAGGGGAATGAATACATTATGGCAGCTATTGACGATTTGAACGCAGAAGTGGCCGCGCTCACCAGCAGTGCAAGTGCGGAGATTGCGGCAGTAACCGCAGCGATTACGGCAGCGCAGGCGAATAACGATTCGGCGGCGATTGAGACGGCTGTTGCCAGTTTGAAAAAGGTCCAGTCGAATCTGGATGCCGCGACGGCTCAGTTTACGCCTGCTCCCGCTGCTTCTGCCGCGCCGTCCGTATCGTAATGGTGGTACTCATGTTGGTGATGGTGGGTGCTATTGCACTCATCATCACCGATGATTATTCAGCGTAGATTTTATGAGCAAGTTGGTTCACTTGGGGCATGATGCGAAAGGTACGCTGTACGCTTTTCATTGCCCCGGTTGTGAGTGTTCCCATCAGGTGCGTGTCCCACCGGACGTAACAAATACGGAATCGCATCCGTGCTGGAGTTGGAACGGTTCTATGGAAAGTCCAACATTCAATCCGTCGATTTTGGTTTATGGTTCCGGGGACATCCCACGCTGCCATTCGTTCGTAAGGGATGGTCGCATTCAGTACCTGGATGATTGCACGCATGGCTTTAAGGGGCAGACGATAGACCTGCCAGAGTGGTCCTGAATGGTTCTTGGTACTGTATTTCGGTGGTGGGAATGTGGGCATGTATCTGCCCCGGTTTCTAGTGATCTTGTTTACTCATGGCCTCCCGACCCGAATGGATTTCCGCAATGGGCGGCGTTTCGCGCGAATGATAACTTTGGCATGCCGGAAGGTGCCGATTGAGTTCTGACCGGATGCGGATGATCTTCGGCTTTTGCCTGTTGCTGATTCTGGCAGTTTTGGCCGGTGCGGTGGCGTTGGGCAGAGTGGAAGAGAAGACAAGTTACGGCTTGATGCCGATTTTGACTGCGCTGGCGACTTTGGCCGGCGGGTTCTCCAATTACGCTTTCAGCGCACGGCGAGACAATGCCGACAAAAAAACCAGTCAAGACGGCGATTGAAAAGAAACCTTGGGGTCGATTGATCGACCTGTACGAACGGGAAATGCTGAAGTTGTTTAAGCGTTTCCGGCCCTCAGAACCAACCAGTCAGGCACTTGAAGCAATAGCTCAAGACCCGAAATTCCAAAAGGCGGCGGAACGCACCGCAGAGCGCATGGTTTCGGAAGTCGCGTTCACCAGCGCGAAATCATGGCGGGAAGCCGTGATGAAGGCCACGCACTCGCGGCGTATATATGGGGCATTGCAGCAGGAGATGAATCGGCCCGCCATGCGGGAGGCATACCGGAATCTTCTGGATGAGAACGCGAAGCTCATTAAATCTATCCCGTATGATTTAGCGCAAAAGGTCACGCGCTACGCAGCGGAGGAAGTCGGGAAGGGCAAGCGAACCGGCAACCTGATGAAGATGTTGCGGGTTCATTGTGCGGAGCTTACCGCAAACAAGATCAAACTGATCGCCCGCACGGAAATATCCAAAGCGCACACGGAAGTGACGCGGGTCCGTTCAGAAGACCTGGACGTACCGGCTTACGTTTGGATCACATCGAATGACCGGCGCGTGCGTGAATCGCATCGCAAGATGAACGACATTATCGTGTTCTGGAACGATCCACCGTCGCCGGAAGCATTAATCGGGCAAAAGAGCACGCTTGGTAAGTATCATGGCGGGGAATGTCCGAATTGTTTTACTGGTGATACGAAATTAGTAAGCCCGCATGGTTTAAAAACGGTGTGGCGTGCGCCGTACAGCGGAAAATTGATCGAGATCATTCTCGAAACCGGCGAAAGGTTTCGCGCCACACCTAATCATCCAATACTCACCAATAATGGGTGGGTTGCTGCGGGCCTGCTTGATACAGGAGATTATCTTGTCCATTTGGGGCTGGGTGGGGATTCCAGTATAGAGCCATATAGAAACAATTACATACCCACATTCGATGATGTTTTTAGTGCGGCGTCCGTTGAGGGTAAAAGTTCCATTTCTTTTGGCCTTAATTTCCACGGCGATGTGATCCGAGACAATGTCGATCAAATATCCGTTACAGGGGACTTGAACATCTACGGGCAAATTGGCCGCTCTCATGGCGTTTGCGATTTCGATTTCTCCAATCCCAATTGCGGGGTCGTGGAGAGAGTTAATAGCATCATATTTAAGATTGCTGGCTCGCGCGGCTCTGGCTTTAGAGACAATAGCACGTCGATCAGCGAGGGACATAGATTGCATTCTGATGTAATTAGCAGCGGATACATCGCGTCGGGCAATTTTATTCAGAAAAAGATTTTTCCTGACCGTGTCTCGCGTAACTCCCAAGTGCTTGGCAAGTCTATTTTCGCTCCATTGATTGTCGATATAGAGCGTTCGCAAGATTTCGGGTTCGATAGTATGTTGAACGCCAGCAGTGGGCGATTTGGGTTGTCGGAGTCCAGCCTGATTCAAGGCTTCAGCGAGAAGACCTTTGGAACATTTAGCGCGTCGGCTGAATGCGGAGATAGTTTCCCCATTAAGAATAGCTATGTGCGCGTTGTGGAGAAACTCGTTAGTGAATTTTCTGGTCATGTTTATACATGTGAAACCAATAGCGGGTGGTACGGGGTAACACCTACAGGTATTATATCAAAAAATTGCCGGTGTGAACCTCTGCCTCTGGTATCGCTTGATGAGGTGACATGGCCGCACAGAGTATACCGGAATGGTTCGATCATGATGATGAACCGGACGGCATTCCAAAATCTTTATCAGCGCAAAGCAGCCTAACACGTAAAAGGCCACTACTGAATGTCAACGGCACCCATACCGATCAATAAACACCGCGCTCTCGGGGCGCGTATTGGTCGTGCGTATGAAGCGAAGGATGCGCGTGCGGTAGGGCTTGGCTTGCAGCCTCCTCCGAATCGGGTGCAGGGCTTTGATGCGTTCACGAACATCGCGGCCCGCATGGGCTTCGGTACGCCGTCGCTGACGGAAGCCACGCAGTACAACATGGTCCGGTGGACCTATGACTACTGGCTGATGATTACGTTGTACCGGAATCATTGGATTAGTCGCAGGATCGTGGACACGCCGGCGCAGGATATGGTTCGGGCTTGGCCTCGGCTGACTTCCGATATTGACCCGTCAGACCTGACCAGCATCGACCGGACGATTCGCAGGACCAATACCAAGCAGCAGTTAATGACCACGCTGAAATGGGCGCGGCTGTTCGGCGGTGCTGGTGCGCTTATTGTCATCAAAGGTCACGAGAATCGGCTGGATGAACCGCTTGATTATGAAACCATCGAACCGGGCGCGTATAAAGGGCTGATCCCGTTTGATCGCTGGAGCGGTATCTATCCCGAGGGGTCGATTTGCAACGACATCGAAAGTCCGTTGCTGTTTAATTTGCCGGAAAAGTATCGGGTCCAGACGCCGGAAGGAGGCAATGGGTTTACGGTTCATGCCAGTCGGATTCTGAGATTCAACGGTCCCTCGGTTCCTGCCCCGGAGTATCAGGCACAGCAGTATTGGGGTATCTCGTGCCTTGAGCCTGCTTTCGAGGAAATCCGAAAGCGGGACAACATGAGTTGGAATATCCTCTCGTTATCGTTCCGCGCCTCCATCATCGGGATGCGATTCAACGATCTTGCTCAGGCTTTATCTGGTGCCGGGATGAATCAGAACGCTCTGGTGGCATTCCAGAGCCGTATGGAATCCATCAACCAGTTGATGAGTAATCAGTCCATGCTAATGCTGCCGGAAGGCGGCGGGCTGGAGCAGATTAGTGTTCAGGCGGCGGGGTGGGACGGGATTTATCAACAGTTCCAGTTGGATATTGCAGGGGCGGCGGATATCCCGGTATCGCGATTGTTCGGTCGCACGATCAGCGGGCTTGGTCAGGCGAACGACATGGACGAACGAGTCTATGAGGAAAAGATCGCCGTTGAGCAGGAAGACCAGTTTCGCCCGCAGTTGGACCGGCTATATCCGATTCTGGCGATGAGTTGCTTCGGGGAAATCCCGAAAGACCTTGATCTTGTCTTCCCAAGCGTTCGCGTCCTGAACGATGAAGAAAAAGCGAACCTGTCGCAAATCGCCACGAATAACATTAATACTCTGGTCAATGCCGGGATTCTGACGAAAGCTCAGGCTCTCAAGGAACTGAAGCAGTCCAGCGATGTAACGGGCTTCGGGACAAACATTACCGACGAGGACATTGCAGCGGCGGAAAAGGCCGGGGATATGACCGGGGAGCTACTTGGCCCGGATGTACCGGAAGATGAAACCGACGCCACCGAGGGCGCGGAAACGGCCAAACCAGGGCTGTTTGGCGGCACGGCTGACTCGACTGATACGCCGTCGCCGTTATTCCGTAAATTGGTGGCGCGGGCGAAGGACTCCGAAGGCGTGCCGGATGAGTACGACGTTGCCGGGATTCCGGTAAAGATCGAATTCCGGCGCGGCTCGCGGCGTCAGATACGGAATCAGGACAACCAGATCGTCTATGATCGTCTGATGAAGCATCATTACGGATTCATCAGGAATACGGTTGGGCGGGATGGCGATGAAATCGACTGTATTATCGGATCGACGCTGAATGCGCCGATGGTTTACGTGGTCGATATGGAAGACCTTGGGCCGGAAGTGGCGGCGCGTGAAGACGAAGACGAAGACAAGGTATTGATTGGTTTCAATTCGCCGGAAGAAGCCGAGCAGGCGTTTATTTCGATGTACGATTCGGATTTCCTGCGGAGTATCGTGTCGATGCCCGTCGCGGAATTCCGAGAGTTAATCCTGACTGGTGAGCCGGTTACTTTGACACCTCCTGCGGAAATGGATATGCCTGAGCCGGTTGGCACCGTGGCGGATAAGGCGAAGCGGAAAACACCGAGGAAGCGTAAGGCGGGGCGGATGAAGAAGAAATGATTCGAGCGTTAACTGTTGCGAACACTTTGAACATCGGCGCGTGGGTCCGTGGCGTCCTATCTGCCGGGATTAGCGGCGGCGCATCGGCCATTACGGGCGGGTTGGTCGTAAGCGGGCTGGAGCCGGAAAACTTCAACTTCCATGCGGGTAAGTTTTGGGAACTTGTCGGCAGTTTGTTTATGGTCAATGCCGTGGTGAGTATCGGGAAGTTCCTTCAGAACCATCCATTACCGGATGAATCGACGCCCGAAGGGGGCGCATGATTCCGGTTAATCAGACTCGGACGGGCAATGCCGGGAACTGCTTCGCGGCCTGTTTGAGTTCCATTCTGGAAGTTCCATTGAACCAAGTGCCGGATTTCGGCATGGAAGACGATGAAACCTTTCTATCAAAACTTGCCCGGTTCCTGCTAATCCGCGATTTGTATTACGTTCAGGTTCCGCCGAATGACCCTATCCTGAATGCCATGTGGAAATATGGCGATGCGTACCATACGGTTGAAGGCGTAAGCCCTCGCGGCGGGCTTCATGCGTGCGTGGGGCGAAACGGCAAGATTGTATTTGACCCGCACCCCGGCGCACAGGAGCCGCATTTGGTTGAAGTGCAATGCTTTGGCTTGCTGTGTAATCGAAGCGCAATCGCGGCGCCGATACCTCCGGTGGGTAACTGGAATCCGTCAAGACTTTACTGACAAAGGAAATCAACTAAATGGCAGTCTCTACGTTGCCGGTGTTTACGCCGACAGGCTACACCCAAGTTACCGCTAAATATTATCCCCAAGCCGTTGCCCTGCCATTGGTTGGCGGTGAAACCTCCGCTTTGATCCAGAATATTGGCCCTGCCCCGGCTGTGGTTCTGTTGGGCGTGACCGCGCGGGCGACTACCGGAACGGTGGCCGCTGGTTCCACTGCGATGACAGTAGCGAACGGGACAAGCGTAGCGGTTGGTCAGTTAATTGTCGGAGTGGGTATCGTTTCCGGCACGTATGTTGCTGCCGTGTCCGGTACGGCGGTAACGCTCTCGCTGGCGGCCTCCGCCGCGTTGAGTTCGACCACGGTGAATTTTATTGCGTCGGTGACGAACGCAACGGGGATTGTGGTATTGCCCAACAATATGTTGCCGCTTGGGATTGGCTCAAATACGTACTTGACGTACATTTGCCAATCGGGCGGGTATAGCGGCGGAGCGTCCAGCACGGCAGCGTTGAATATCGCGGTGGGGTCATAATTATGCCGATCAGCAAGTACTTCAAAGGTAAGGGCGAACAGGTTCTTAAGTCCATGAAAGAGCAGTACGGCCCGAAGAAGGGCGAACAGGTCTTTTATGCGACGGCCAACAAGGAGGGCATGAAGCCGTCCGAGGATGAAGAACTAAAGCCTGTTGGCGTTGGCAATGATGCTTCTGGTTATTCCGTGAACGGAAAGCATTTTGATCGGTTCCTTGATGCCGTAAAGTACGCAGAAGTGGAACGGGCTGAAGTGATCGAAGAGGCGACTGGTTTACGCCGGTGGACGCCAATCCCGAATCGGCAACGGCGTGGAAGTTTGGCCGCGAAACGCCATGAAATCAAGATGCCTGATGGCACGTTCGCGCCAATGACGAAAGAGAACATTCGGAAGGCGCAGGGGCGGGATGTGCAGGTCAAGGGGCCGTCCGATATTAAAGTTGGGGCGCGTCTTCGTTATGACGGGAACAAAACAGGGACCGTTATTTCAAAGGACAGTCCTATCGTGTTCAATATCAAAAATGACGCTACCGGGCTGATGCACCGCGTGGACGCGATAGAGATTGACGCCGTGATGAAACAGGGGCGGGACGCCGATTACTGCGCGGAACATTCAGAATTCTATCCCGGTTGCCCGATGTGCCAGGACGGCGCGGGTGATCCCGTTGAATCTCAAATCCGCTTCCTGATTGCGAAAGAGCAAAAGCATGGCAAACTTGAACAGGCAGAGCAAAATCTACTGAACAGACTCATCAAGGAAGGGCAGAAAATGCGTGGAGTGAAAGACACAGCAGGGCATGGACCTGGCGACCGTCGCGTTCGCCTCCACCGGGCATTGGACAAGGTTCTGAACGCCAAGATGGGCGGGCCGAAGCGACAGGCGATGGATTGGAAATAGTATCATCCGGCCAATCGGCGGGACGCGAGAATGCGAAGTTTATCGCTCAGAGATTGCGGTTTAACGATTCCTTCTTCTTCGCCCTTAGCCGATCCGCCATCATCTTGTTTTGTTTGGTAGTACACCCCAACCCGCCGCAAGTCTTCTGATCTCGGCTTAATTTCTCAGCAGTACTTCCGCACCACGGACACGTTACTGGTCCGTATCTCCGCTTCATCATATAGCCACCGACCTGCATCATCTTGGCCTCCGTAACTGTTTCGTTGGCATCCAGATAGGGAACAGGCGCAAGTCCAATTCACTAACAGGGCAGATTCTATCCTGTGTTACCGGGACGGCGCAC